ATAAGAGACAGTACCTTTACACTTAGTTTTTTAGCAGAGCCACCACGTAACTCCTTAAACTCAGTGAGGTAACGTTTTATAACGTGTGCCTTAGTCCTAAGTGTACGTTGTAGTTTTTCCAGTCTCTTAATTTCTTGAGCCTCTCTTAGTTGTAACTGCTCTTCAGTTAAATTTTCCTCTTCCATACTTTTACTTTTTTTGGTTAATTTATTTTATACTCTATAAATATAAGGGTTTTACTTTTTAGTGTCAAGTTGTTTACAGTGTAGTTGTAACTGACCCTCTAACCACCAGTAGTTACTCTTAAAAAAGGTAAGTATACTATACCTCTTAGAGTCAAAGACAACCTCACCGTCCTTATATGCTGTAATACGACAAGTTTTACCACTACTACTAAAGTCTGTAAAGGTAACCTTGTCAGTAACATACCCTTTGTTTTTATACCACAGGTCTCTCTTGTCCTTGAGGGTATACCATATACCGTCCTCTACTATATCAAAGTAAAAGTCCGTTATAACACGCTCTATTACCGTCTCTAAGTCTCGTTTATAAGACTTAATAATACCGTTATAGTCGGGGTTACCAGTAGACTCAGTGTTTAATACTTTGTTTATATGGTAAACCACGTCATTAACCTCTAAAAAGTTGTTGTAGTTAGCCCATACACTAATAGTAGACCTAAAGTTATGCTCGTTAATATACCACGTACATACACCGTCACCCTTATACGCCAGGGTTAGTTGTTGTTGGTAAGTGTTTAATAATCTATAGTCGGGGTAAGACTCCTCCAACCACTCGTTTAAGTTTAATACGTCACCGTTAAACTTACCTTTACTTTGGTGTTTCCTCATCCATTGCCAGTTGTCAATATTAGTAAGGAGGTTTTTTACCTCGTAATACTCGTCGTAAATCATATTACTAAGTTTAAGTTGTCAAAGACGTCTATGGTAACCTCGTCCTTGTCTGTTGTGTCAATATTACTCTTCATAGTTTCTAATAGTCTCAGCCATAAACGGAGGGTATATACCTACAATATGTTGGTTAGGGTCTGTGCTCAAAAGGTAATCCTCGTATTCCTTCTTTGGGTACCACTTGTCGTTTACAAGTATCCACTCACCGACCTCGTCCTTGTGCTTGTCTAACCACTCTCGTTGCTCGTCAATAGTCATATTAGTTGTTTTTAAGGTATGCCTCAATCTCCTTTACAGTTTCTTTGTAAAGGTTAGCACGGTGGTTATCACCTAACTCTGTAAATAATGTTACTTGGTCTTTGTAAAAGTTTAAGGTGTTTACTAAGTTGTTTTTCATTTCTAAGTTGTTTTAAGTTGTTGTTTTACACTGTAAATATACGGCTTTTATTTTATACCGACAAGTAAGTCAATAAAAAAAAGTAAATTATTTTATTTAGGATAGTCGTCAAGGTTAATACCCCTCTCCTTAAGACGTTGGTAAAACTGCTCGTGTACGGGGTTGTCGTCGTTGTATATCTCGTAACCTAAGTTAGTTAATATCTCCTCAGTATACATACCTATTCTTTTGTAGTTAACCTCGTTACCTTTAACCTCTTTAAGTGTAGTACCGTCGTCCTTATTACGACGACTCCTACATACTTTACACTGACTATCTTTACCGTCACTTGAGATTGTACGGTTGTGAAACTCACTATAAGGTTTAACTATTTTACACCCGTTACACTTTTTTTCCATCTTTTTTACTTTCTTTACTATAAATATAGTCTAAAATTATATTTATATAAAGTAACGGGGTTTTTTCTCTCAAGGATTTATTCATTCAAGTAATATGCCCAACCTTCTTCCCGGCATATATAACTTGTCATTACTTTTCCCCGTTACTTTTTTTTTTAACTTCGTTAATTAACGTTGTTTATTTATTCTTATACATAAGGAGGGGTGGTTTTTTAACCACCTCTTTTTTTTTTATTATTTACGTAAAAAACTTTTTACTGTATATTTATTAAAAAAAGTAACAGTATGGAAACAAGTAAAAAAGGGGCAAGTAAGTTAACACCCGAAAGAGTTAACGTGATTAAACAACTATTTCAGTTTAAGGACATTAAAGACGGTGAGATAGCACAGTGCTTCGGTGTAAGCAGAGAGTGTATTAACACAATACGTAACGGTCACCGTTGGGGTGACGTTACGGGTATTAAGGTAAAGACTGGTAACGACTTTAGACAATTTAGTAAAACTAAGGAGGACGTAATAAAAGACCAGATTAAAAAACAACTTATAAACCACCTAAAAGATTTGTAGTTTTTGTTAGTTTAATGTTGTTAAAGGGGGTTGTGGTTTACCCCCTTTTTTTATTTATTACGGTCTTTATATTTTTGGTAACATATACCGAAGGCTTGAGCAGTCTTATACTCCTCTTTAATCTCTCTATAACAACGTTGTATAAACTGTTGTTGTGTCTCGTTACTTTTTGGCGTCGGTATCGGCATTATTCTTAAACTTTTCGTAAATCTTAATGGCTGACAAAGTAATAGTCAATAATAATAAGAGTATACGTAAACCGTCCTCTATATTCATAAAGGATATACCTAAAACCACAGGGTTAATAAGTAATAATTTCTCTTGTAACAACTCCTTCATTACTTACAGCAGTAATAATCACTTGACGGGTCTAAATACCCTTTAACACCCTTTGGTGGTAACTTACGTGGCATTGTATTACTAATATGGATACCGTTAAAATAATTCTCCTTAGACGGTGGCATACCGTCAGTACTACTATAACTGTAATACTGTGGAAAGTCGTTAGGGTTGTTTTTAAGATAGTCCATTAAACGAGCAGCATAAAACTCGTAACGGTTCTGTGTTATACTCCTCAAGTAACGCATCTCACTTGCCGTCACTGCCGAACCACCCTCAGTATTACCGACTATAACCGTTTTATTCATTACTCTACTCCATATCTCAGGTAAAGACTCGTAGTAACTACGTTGTATTAAATAAGGTTGTATATAGTCCTGTAATAAGGTTGTTTCTGCTGAGGTTAAAGTACTATTTTCTGCCGCATTTTTAATATGATTTAGGTATTTTGTACCTAAAAGTGTCTGTAAACCGATATCGGTTGCTACTTGTATATTGCTTAATAATAAAGCCTCGTCTACATTCTCGTTAATGGACGAGAAACTCTTAATTTTCTCCGCACTTACTAATAATACTGGCATTACTCAGGGGTGTTGTTTAATGGTTTATCGTCAAAAAGAGTATTCTGTACGTTGGTAATCTCGTAGTCCTTTTTGTCTTTGTAAAATAAGACCTTTCTAAACTCCTTATTTAACTTGTTCTGTAGTGGTACTATTAAAGTAGACAAGAAGTGCTCGTAGGCGTCACGTAACTCGTCCTTAGACCCTAATCCTTGTACGGTCTTAATACCTAACAACGACGGGTTACTAATTCTAACGGCTGTAAGTATGGTCTGGTTTACCATCTCGTTTAACTGTATAAACATATCCGCACTGGCACTGTTGGTAAAAGGTGTAATAGTCGGCTCGTGCTCCTTGTCCTCACTGAAGGTTACGATAATATTACCAGCCTGATTTGTAGAGGTATACTTTTCCTCAAGGTGACGGTACACTGACTCTCTTTCCTCTTCCGAAGGTATACCATTATTCATACTAAAGACCGCTCCACTGTGGTAACCATTCTGTAAGTTACGTAAGTGATAGTTTTTTATCTCTACGTCAATCTCAGCAGCGTAACGTGCTCCTATCCATGCGTTAACAGGGTAATAAAACTGAGAAGGCTGGTAAGTCTTATAGTAATAAATCTGTGAGGGTGTATCGTTGGTAAGGTCAAAGGCAGGTAACTCTACAGGCTTGTTTTTTCTAACTTGCGTCCAGTCACTACTAAAGTAAAAGTTTTTAATACGGTCGTATTCGTCAGCCTTACCAGTCCTAAGTTTACTCAAGTCCATATGGTAAAACTCACTAATACCCTCACCGTCTTTACGGAGGAGAGTATTAAGTGAGATACCGTTATGGATAATAAAATCCGTAGCACACTTTTTATAAATATCGTAAACACTCTCCGTAGAGTTAGCCATAACAAGGTCAGCGGTAACACCGTCAATAAGTAAGTCTCTACCTACAACAGCGTCTATTACACTGTTTAATGCGGACCTTAAAATACTACTGTAGTTGTAAAGGTCTATACTGTGACTGGGCCACAAGTTATCGTCACCCCAGTAAATCCAGTCCTTATTGTTTTTTACCTCCTCAAAGTGAGGTAAGTTAGCCGCACTGAACTCAAGTGTTTTTACATTTATATTTTCCATATACTACTAAATATAATTTTTAGTTTAATTTCACGTATTAGTGTGTTCCTTCAACTACAATATGGTCGTCTACAATAACAATCGTAAAGATATGACGACCCGTAGTTAAACTATTTGCTGAGTTGTCTGTTATACCGAAGCCAGTATCCGTTGCCACTGAATTGATTGATACATTACTACCCGTATCATTGTTGATTACCCAGTGGTAAACCTCACCGTTTCTTACTCCGTTAATTTTAAGGTTTAAGTTACCAGCACCGATTGTAGTGTATTGAACCATACCTCCACCACCAGTCAAAAACTGCTCGTTGGATATGGATGTCCCTGAACTCGTTGCCGATTGTATTCTACCATAAGAATATAAGTTGTCGGTGTGTAAAGTCTGGTCGTAAAGGGTTGTTCTACCTGACGCAGCAATCATTGCTGAGATGTCATTCTCAATAGTACAAGTCTGTACCGCAATACCGGCAACCTTATATAAGAAACCACCTTTATTAGTACCATCAAAGGTTAAACCATTAAAAGCAAGTGCTGCGTGGTCGTTACCACTGTCATTAGTACAAGTTAGTTGGTAACCACCTGCGGCAATAGCATAACGTGGTCCGTCCCAACCACCTGCCTCTACACCTATACCTGATGCTTTATTACAGTTAGGACCCGTGTAAAAACCTTGAGTACCTATAAGAGTATTGTACTCACCTCCATATATATTACCGTTTACTGAGTTACTAATAAACTGGTGGTTACCATTAGTCTGTACTCCACCCTTAGACCCTATAATAGTATTATATTGTCCTCCGTTAATATGCGGTTGTGAGGAGTCATTATCTTGTTCTGAACCGATAATGGTATTCATCTGCCCTGACGAGATGTTAGCACCCCTTGACGAGATAACTGCCACGTTGTTTATACCACCTATACGGATATGCGTGTTAGGTGATGCTGACGCTGACGCAATAATAGCGTAGGTCTGGTCTGTTGCTGTTATGGTATATGTCCCTCCACTGTGATTAGAGAATAAGGAACCATAAGTCCTTTTAGATGTTGTAGTACTGCCTGAGTTAACGACCGGAATTATTTCATTAAGGTTCCAGACCTCGTTAGCCGTAGGTAAAGCACTTATTTTAACGTTAGCCATATTATTTAATTTTGCTCTGTTCTAATCGGGTCGTTACCCTCTGTTGTTATAGTATCCCCACCCTCACTTAATAAGTTATATGTAACCTGAGATGGAGATGGCGTTATGGTCGGTGTAGGTGTTGGTGTTTCCGTTGTTGTTAATGTAGGTGTTATAGTCGGTGTCGGTGTAGGTGTCTCCGTCTGTGTCTGTGTAGGAGTTAATGTAGGTGTTGCCGTCTGTGTCGGTGTAATAGTCTGTGTAGGAGTTATAGTAGGGGTCGGTGTCGGTGTAGGAGACGGTGGTATACACGTATAAACGTAGTCTAACGTACTATCTCCATTAAAGATAGCCACATATACATCTACACCGTCACTATACCCGTAGTAGTTAGTATTTCCGTCTTTAACCCACTCACATCTTTCCATTGAGTAATCAGTTGTTGCTGACGTAGAGTACCATAAAGACTCCGCACTATCTCTAAAGTATAAGTTAACGTTGGCAACACCAGGCTCGTAACCCGCACCCTGTAAAGCCCTACATACGTCACTAATACTATTACCCGTAACCCCGTATTGTTTCGTTGTAAATACAGGGTCAGTATTACCACTCAAAGATAAACTAATACCTATAACAGGGTCGTTGTCCTTAGGAGCCCATATAGGTTTATTAACCACGTTGGTTGTACCGTCTTTATAATACTCAGTTACGGTTGCTGAGTAATACCCTGGCACTATAGGTGACTGACCGATGTTGGTATAAGTGTAAGCCGTTATAGGTGATAGGTCAAAGTAACCGTAACCCTGACTTATAACTTGTGTTGGGTCTAAATATGTCTTAAATCCAGCCCACGTATTACCCGTTGTAATCTCTTTATAAAAAGTCTCACCAGACGCTCCTATTGACACGTTACAGGCGTTAGGGTCATTACCATATAGATTGTTGTTGTAACGTTGTATAACACCCGTTGTGATGTCCTCCACTAATAAGTCAGGGAAACTATATTTCCATTCCCACTGTAACCTTGAGGCATTAGGCATAGAATACTTAAAGGCAACCATTGCTCTCTCCTCGTTAACTCCCTCCTCGTAATAAATAAAGTTGGCATTATTCTCGTTACTACTAATGTAAGTGGTAAACTCACCAGGTATAGTGTCGTCCTCCAGAACGGCTCTACCCTCCTCTAACTTGTCAAAGGCATATTTAGGGTCAGTACTATTCTGGTTAAACGTCTCGTATACTGAGTAATAGTGTTGTCCTTCGTGAGAAAATAAAACATAAGGTACGTCACCGGTATAACCCTCAGGTTCTTGACCTTCAATAAAGATAAACTCGTCGTAACGACTTGTACTTGTACTTACGTTTTTAGGGTAAAACCTTACCTTCTCTTTACTTAATATGTGCTCAAAAGAAAATAAGTAGTTGGGGTTGTCTAACGTCTTATGTTGTGAGACCGTTACGACTAATCTATTTTCCTCGTTACGTTTAATGTATAACATTACCTAACTGCTTAAGTTGTTTATAGGGTCAATAAAATCTATTAGTGGTAATGTTTTCATCCATTCCAAATCACTGAACTCCATCTCAGTCGTTGATATCACCCAATTCCCCTCATCATCTTGTATTGGATAATAATAAGTATCATCGGTGTATAAAACACCGACCAGTTGGTCTTTCTGTTGTTCTGTTAGTAATCCTACTTTCATATCTAATAAGTGTTTCTACTTAAGGCTGTTTGTAATGTATTTACGGCATCACTTAAATCACTGACCTCTGTTGGGGTTAAACCATATCCAATAAACGAAAAGGATTGAACCCTATCACTCTGTTCTGAAATACCTATACCTCTTAAATTACTAACTCCAATATAAATATCCAATGCCATACCACTAATGTCTGTTGTATTAGGACCACCTGTATAAGATACACTACCTCGTTGGTAATAACCTAAATCAGCACTATCATTAGAGGTCCTTGAGATAACCACAAGACCATCTTGTAGTTGTGGTGATGATTGCGTCCAACCAGCATATAACGACCCTAATAGGTTAGGACTATTCTTACTCCTTAGCATCATCTGTTGACCGTAAAACGCACATCCAATCTCCGCAGGATATGATTTTGTTGTTGCCGTTGTCTGTATGTAAGACCCTAATGAACCTTGTGTGTTATCAAGGTAATCCAATGGGTTCAAGTGAGTATCACCATAACCATTTACACCATTTGGTTGAATACCATCACTGCTATGGGTTATACCACCATAGAAAGTCAATCTAAATGCTGCGTCCAAGTCTCTTGGGTCTTTACCGTTGAACTTATGTGACCCTGCTGTACCACCGATAAATGGATAGAATGCTATTAACTTATCATATAAACCATCTACCATCAACGAGTTATAAAAAGTCCTTGTAGCCGCAGATATTGTAGGTGTAATACCTGTGCCACCAGCATCAACCACCGCCGTTAAATACGCATCCGCTTCAGTATATCCCGTAGGTGTTGGGGTAGGTGCCTCACCTACAGGTCCTGCGGCCCTAACTACTTTGTGTTTACGTGGGTCGTAGGTATAAGGTTTTAGTTTTTCGTTTAACAAACGGTTTCTCTCCTCGTCCGTTAATTCGGGCACCCTCTCAAACTCAGTGTTTTTGTAAGTCTTATACTTACCTAAAAAGCCGAGGTTAACATACTTACCTTGACCTGACTTTCTATTTGGTCTTAATTTACTCATATCTCGTGTCTGTTGGCTTAAAAAGGGGTGAGTAATATATACCCACCCCCTTAGTTTTTAACGTCGTTATACAATAGTTACAACGTCCGCTATATTAGATGATGACAAGGTTGTCATCGGTTCTTTACTATAAGTAGTGATGGTTACTGAGTATCCGTTACGGTCACCGAATGCCGTTCCAGACTCACCAGTACCAGCAGAAACAAATCCACCGTCAAAGTCACGCCCTAAATACCATATTACGTCATTGTTATCTTTAACAAAGATTGTAATATTTCTATTCTGAGCAAGTAACTTGAGTTGGTTTCTCTTGTCCTGGTCCATTTTATTCATCACAGCCGTTAACGCCTGCTCAAAGAAAGTGGTACCATTTTCAAGTGAGACTTGAAATGTCTCCGTTAGGTTACTCGTCTGCTTTTGTAACTCAAAAGTATAGTAAGCACCTGTAATGCTTACACCAGTTAAAACACCGTCACTATTATAACTCTGCCCTGAGACCGCACCGCCAGCCACGTATAATTCTTTAACGCCACCGACTGAAGCAGCACAACCTAATTCAATATTTGCTGTATTTAGACAAGCCATAATTTTTTACTGTTTTAATTGTTTATTATAAATTATTTGTTACAAAATATTCTGGATATGCTATCTGAGCCCCAATCTTAAAGTTAGACCTTACACGTACTTCGTCGTTATCACGTGAGTAGAAAATGTCTAATCTTTCTTCATCTGACATTAAATCCACACCTACAACCATAAACTCAGCCGCACCTAAATAAACACCGTTATCGTTAATACCGTGAGTACCTACAACTCTAAAGTTAGTTCCCGGATGTAGAGTTACATACTCAGTCATCTGGTCTCCTTCTACGATAAAGTCCTGATAGTAGTTAGACGTTCTAAGGTTAATAAGATATTTTCTGTAGTTAGACATTGACATCCATATAATAATGTCGTCTCTGTCAGCAATCTCGTTAGGTACTAACTCTACTAACTTGTCTACCTCAGCAAGAGCGTTAGACGACGTAATAGCCACAGCACCTACAACAGGTACAACACCAGTCGTCCCTGTAGAGATTAATGTAGAGAATCCGTCAAAACAAGAAGTACCTGTTGTGCTTCTCCATAGTTGCTCCTCTACGTATTTCTTAATTTGTTCTACTTTCAATTTAGCAATTGCCTCCTCAAACGGTACAGTCTCGTTGTAAGAGCCAGCGTTCAAGAATGCTGATTGCCAGTATTGATTCAAATCACGAGGACATAAAGCCTCGTTTACTTTTTTATCACACACCGTAATATCACGTTGTGAGTAAGTTGTTGTACCTGAAGAATTCCAGCCACAAGAACCATCTTGTACGTTCAATGTAGACGTCAAAAGGTTAATTGCTTGAGTACCTTTTACACCTGATTGAATATTACAAAGTTCAGCGGTTTTACCTTTTACGATAGATTCCGCAATTAACATTCCACCTACTTCGTCAGTATACGTGTTTAACGCAGTTAGGTCAAAAGAAAAGTTGTGTTTTTTCATATTTTCCATTTCTAAAAATATTTGTTTTTATTTATTTATTTTTTAATGCTCTTAAAGCGTCCAACTTACTATGTTTTTTAGTCTTTAACTCTTTAGCATAATCCTGCGTGTTGAAGTATAATCTATCACCAGCAGGTTCAGCAGAAAACTTACTAAAGTCCTCTCTTAATTTATCGTATTCCTCACGCATAACGTTTAACTCACTTGATAAGTGGTTAAAGCCAGCCGTAAATACCTCTAATAATTCGTCAAAAGACTCAGTTTCCTCAGTTGTCAATTCCTCTACAACTTCCTCCACCTTGTCCTCAATAGCGGTTACTACACCGTCTACAACAGTTACGATTTTAGAGTCGGTCGTCTCGTGGTCTCCATCCGGAGCCTCAATACGTCCTTCCTCAGTAACAACAAAGAGTGCGTCACCGACCTTGAGTTCCTCCGTGTCAGTCTCTACTAACGTGCCGTCAATTAACTCAGCACTAACCATAGTAGTTTCCTCTTCTTCGGTAACCTCAATCTCAGTTTCCATTTCCTCTTCCTTGTCCTCGTAACCCGCTTCGTAGTCAATAGCGTCAATTAGACCCTCTACTACTTTAACTTTCATACCGTCTTCCATCTCGTAATCACCCTCAGCCGCAGGGATGTTACCGTCAGGTGTAATAATGTAAATCTCTTTACCTAATTCTACGTCACCCTCTACAGTCATCTCTACACCCTCTTTGGTCTTGTGTGTACCGAAACTTTCTTGACCGAATAAAAGTTTTTTAATTCTTTCAATAGCGTCTTTACTGTTCATCTGTTACTTGTTTTAACAAAGTTTTTATTTCGTCTACTAAAACGTCCTCCTTACTGAATACCGCTTTCTCACTAAAGTAACCCTCTACGGAGAAACCAGCATACTTACCACTTTTAATGTCAGTCCATACCTTTGGTGAGTCAGTCTTCATAGTGATTACCCACGTACCTTTAGGATAGTCTAACCCTAAAGCATTACTCTTGTCGTCCAACTGGTCTTCAATAATCCAACTCTCCACCACGTAAGTGTCCTCAGCCTCAAGTGAGGTGTGTTCAATATTAGTCTGGTCTAACCTCTTCTCACGCATAAACTTGTAAGCAAGAGTTTTAATAGTATCCTCACTAAAATAAACGTAATAAGGCTCACCGTTAGGTGACGTTCTAATAATCAGTTTATTAGGTACCAGTGCGGCACCCGTGATTTCCATCTTGTCGTCGTCATAGTTAAACGACAACTTAGGCTTGTTGTTACGAGTCTTTGGTATACAGTTAGGTACCGTCTTACCATTCTTCTTTTTGGTACCGTATGCTACCCACCCTGACTGACAAGGGTTAGGGGTTATAAACTCCTCTCCCGTCGTTTTACCCGTCTGGTTAACATAGGGGTCTAAAGTGCTGACATCTATTGCCAGTGACTCTCTATCTATACGGTCTAACTCCTTTTGTGCCCACTCTATTCCTTTCTTTCCGCCCCACGCATCCACCATAAGTAAAGCACAACCGTCTTCGTAACTATCTTGCTTCTCAGCATTCTTGAGGTGACGACTAAATGCTGCCATTCTGGCAATAATGTCTCTACTGACCTTGTCACCGTTACAAAGTTGGGCTGACCTCGTCCACCCTACTCTCGTTCCACAGTCTACACCTATACTCTCCTCCTTGTATTTACGTGCTTTACATGCTGAGTCTCTTGCGTATTGTGGTACGTCGTAAATTGCCTCTTGTAACTCCTCTTTCTCAGGGTGTCTCTCACAAGGCATATAATAGTCTACACCGTTTACCGTGTGAGTATGGTAACCTTTACAACCTATTACCTCAGCAATGGTCTCAGCCTCTAACTTATTGTCAAAAAGGGGATAGTTGTCTATTACGTCTACTAAAGAAAAACTCTCAGCAAGAGCGTCGTAACCGTTAGCAGCCGCAGCCGTTGTGGTTGTATTCTCTTGTGGTATATTAAGTTGGTCCTCAAGGTTACGTTGGGATTTACCCTTGTTAATAAGTCTATTCTGTGCCTTACCTTTGTTAGGGTCAATAGGACTATAAATAAGTTTAACCCATCTGTGTCTACAGTTGAAAGAACCTCTCCATTCCCAGATAGAGTAGTTACCGAATTGGTCGTTTACGTTACGGTCAGTAAGACTATCTATGTCCTCTCTACGGTAAACTAAGTCCTTTTTTAACATCTCACTACAAAAGGGTCTATTCTTTTTGTCCTTAGGACCTACGTACTTATACCTTACCCTTTGTGTGAGGTTGTCCTCGTAAGACTCCTTGTTAGGGTCACTCTTAATTTGTCCTACAAAGTTACTATTATTAGGTAACTCCTCTACTTTGGTAATTTCCCACCCGTCCATCTCAGTCGGCTCACCGACAAGGGTAATAGCCTCAGCAAGTTGGTTTAACTCGTCGTCGGTTAATACCTCGTATGGTTGTTTACTTTGTTTTACCTCGTTAAAGGCAAGCCAGTTCTCCATATGGGCAGGACGGTTAACAAGTGCTATACCGTCAATCCCTACTGACGGGTCGTTTATTAACTCGTCGTCTAATAATAGTTCTACTATCTTCATAAGTTAGTTTCTAACTCTAAATATAATTTAATGGTAATATTGCCGAAGGGTTAAATAATACTACGTGACTTGACTTGACGGTCTAACGTTACTTGACTACTTACGTCGTCTGCCACGACATATGTTTTAATCACAGGTGTAGACGTGTCTGCCGTTGGTGTAGACGGTGTTAGGTCACCCTCAAACCTTCTACCTCCACCTGCTTGATTAATTGCTGATAGGAGGGGTGTAAACATTGCTGTAGACCTGGCATTTATAACACTCTCACCGTTAGACAACATAGCAGGTACTGAGTCACTGGTACCCGACCCTTGACCTCTTACTAACCCACCCTCGTTAAATGCGTCAGGGGTTTTAACACCTTTTATTTGTCTTACTGCCGCAAGACCTGAAGCCACAACAACACCCGTGTTTACAACTTTAGCAATCACGTCAAAAGGTGACGGTAAAGTAGACTTTTGTTTAAGTGCCTCACTGACCCCTAAATACGTGTTTACTAATGCCTGTGCTATTGCCGCTGCTTTACTTAATTTGGTCTCCTCACCCGCTACTTGTTGTACTATACTTAGACCCTTGAAGAGTAAGTCTTGCTTTTGTTGTTGTATACTCTTCTCACCGTCTAATACCTGTTGTCTTGCTGCCGCCATTGCGGTGTCAAAGTTAGCCTGTAGTTGTAATATCTCAGCGTCAGTTAAATTCTTGTTAGCAATCTCAGCATTAAACTTTTGTAATAATAATGCCTCAAAGCGGGCAAGGTCCTCCTCGTTAGCAATATCTTGTAAACCTAACCTAATGTCTAAGTCCTTGATGGTGTCGTCAATACGTTTTTGTTCTCTTGCTTTACGGTCAGCCTCTCTTTTGTCAGCCTCCTCTTTCTCTTTTTTGGTAATAGCCTCCTCAAGGTCCTCTACACTATTAAGGTATTTCTGTTGTGCTTGCTCACGTAACTCTTGCTTATGCTCCTCAGTTGTTTTTAAGTTGTCTATAGCCTCAAGGTCAGCGTCACGTTGTATCTCAAGTAAAGTCTGTGCTTTCTCGTCCTCGTCCTCTATAAGGTCTAACATAAGTTGCTGCTCAAAGTCAGCAAGTTGTTGTAACTCTTGTTTACGTTTCTCTGCTGCTGCTTTCTCCTCAGCCCTACGACGGTCACGTAACGACTTGGCTTGGTCGGCAATTTCCTTTTGTTTATCAGCGGTCTCTTTTTGTCTGTTTAATACCTCTATCTCAGCAGCCGCAAGTTCGTCCAACTGTTCCTTACTACTATCACTAAGGTCAGCAAGAGCCTTGAGTGCTTTATACCTATCCTCAGCCAGTTTTTGTTCTTGCTGAGCAAGGGCAACCTCTTTTTGTCTTACCTCCTCAAGTGCTGCCTCTCTCTCGGCGTAACTTAGGTTCTCGTCGTTAATTTTCTGCTTAGCCTCACTTATTAACTTGTTGGTCTTAGCCCTCTCTACATTAAGACTACGTTGTCTATCCTCAATTCTCTGTAGTGCTTTAGTAGCGTCAGCGGCGGCTTTGAACTCAGCGGCAACCTCCTCACCTAACCCACTAAATGCTCCTCTTGCGTCTGCCGCAGCACCCTTAAAGTCACCCTTGAAAAACTTAATAAGGGCTCCACCTATTTTTAATACCCTGTCACGTAATACGTCCATAACGGCACTTACACCTGCCATTACCTGCTCTAATTGCTCAGCACCAGCCTTAGTAGACGTAAATGCTTTATATAGTGCTGTAACCGCAACAACAATAGCAGTTATAATAGCCCCGATTGGGTTAGCCGCAAGGACCTTGAGTGCCGTACCGAAGCCTTTAATACCTTGTATAACACCACCTATAGGACCTGGTATAGCCGCCATACTATCACCTAAGGACTGTGACTTAATTTTAGTTTTCTCAAACTGACCCTCAGCGTCTTTTAACTCCTTATTAAGTTTCTTAAACTGTTCAGAGCCTAAGGGTGCTTGATTTAACTGTTCTTGTAAACCGGCAATACCCTCCTCAAAGTCATTTACTGACTTTGCTACTTTCTGTACTTCTTCAACTCCGTTACCGGTGTCTACTTTTACTGTATATACAAATTCTTTCTTAGCCATCTATTACTAAATATATTTTTTATCTTGGACAAGTATCACACGAGGTAAACTCTTGATTTATTTGGTCTATTTGTGTTCCAACAACCTCACTAACAATTTCAAAACATAGTGTAGGACAACAATTTAATCTTACCGCCTTTGGTGGTGTTATAAGTGCCGTATACCCTACAACCCTAATGTCACCAGGGTCGTCACAGTTAACCACCTCGTAAGTAAACGGTGCCTCTACATAAGACGGTGACGGAGTTGGTGTGGTTGTTGGTGTCTTAGTATTAGTTGGGGTAGGTACTGGTGTGCCGGTCTGTGTTGCCGTTATAGTTGGTGTAGGAGTATATGTTGGGGTTACTGACGGAGTAGGTGTTGGTGTAGACGGATAACACGGCTCAGTATAATTTTCTCTTAGTGACCCTCCACTTGTTCTATATCCATAAGAGTTACAAGTACAACCCGTCCATATTTGTCCGGCACCGACCGTCTCACTCTCTACTATAAGTGAGTCACAATCCCTCCACTGAACTACAACTGAGTAAGGGTTCTCGTTCTCTAACTCGTAATACGTACAAGCACCACACACGTTAGTTGGTGTAGGTGTTGGTGATGGTAAAGGTTTTAACTCGTCGTAAGGGTCAATACCAGCCTCGTCTATGGACGTACTACAACCACAGTCGGTATATGCGTCACTTATGTTTAATGCTTGATATGTAAAACCACTGTTGTAAGTACCGGCACTAACAGTATAACAATCACCGTCAATACTCACTCTATAACCTTTTAGGTAATATACGGAGTAGTTTAAGTCAGTAGACGTATGTAAGTCAGTACCGCCAGTACAGTTAATAAGGTCGTAATACCTAACACGGTGACCTCTATACTCTCTTGTAAGTTTAACTAACTCTACACTTGCTATACCGGGTTTACTTAAGTTAGCCCCCGTAATCTTATTAACCCTGTAATAGTTACCGTCTAAGAATATTTTCTCGTTAAACTTGAGGTTCCTTACCTCCTCAGGCTCAAGGTATATACTTGCTCTTACAAGTCTGTTCTCAGGGTCTACAAGGTCTTCTACGTAATCTTTGTAATAAACGTCGTAGAGGTCCTCGTAGTCGTTTAACGGGTACTCGTTGGTATTAGTTCTATCGTTCTTATTCCATACCGCAGCATGTGTTAAACCTGAGACCCCGAACGGGTAAGTTGTAAACCTATTATTAGACGACCAGTTCTCAATCTTATAAGTGTCTAAAGACCACCACTTACGACCCGTCCTAAAACTACTAATAGGTAATACAGGTTGTCTAAATAATAATTTAGGTGGTGTCTTATATGGTTTATATTGTGTAAAGTTAATACCATTATTCTCAGTCTCCTCAGTGGTGTAATAGTTAGGTATAGTAAAACCGTTTACACCCGTCTTATTAGTATTTAATACCTCGTCTACGTGTGCTGAGAATATGTTGTCAAACTTAGTAACCTTATCTCTATAGTCTGTGTCTAAGTCTACTATATTAGACCCAAATACTCTATTATTAAGTTTCTTAAAGTTTACGTTGGTGGTACTACTATCATTTGTGTAGGTATAGTCTAAAGTACCGTTAATAATACTTGTAACCGGCTGTACTGTAATAGGTTGGTTACGGTCTACTTTACCACTCCAGTCTAAAGTGTCACCCTTACCTATCCAGTCAATAATAGGCTCTACCCTCAAAGTTGTTGGGTCGTCAGGTTCAGGTATTACAAGTAAGTTAAATATTTTATTTATACCACTAACAAAGTCTAACTGTTTAATGTCGGGTTTAACAAATTCTAATACGGGGTTATACTCTCTTGTAGCCGTAAATGCTGGTGCCTCTATAACCTCTACATTAAACTTAGTAATCCTAATGTCGTCAGCAGGGTCTGCCTTAATAAGGTCAATAGCGTAATAAGGTAATAAGGACTGGTATTTGTAAGTATTAACCTCTATCTCAAGTATCTCGTCCTCACCTGAGTCACCAGCGGTTACTACAACGTTGGTAGAGGCATTAACGGTAAAACCACTATTCCAACACGGAGTTGTAGGGTAAAAAGGTGGTGACGTTTTTAAGTTGTGTTGTACTACTGAGAATTGAAAGGCTCCGTCGTCGTTGGTAACATAGTCAAAGGTAATACGGAAGATATATACACCCGTCCTTTTTAACAACATAGTGCCGTCGTTAAAATAAAAGGTATCGGTGTCTACAGTATACCCCGACATATTAAGTCTATCTACTTGTATACCCGACAAGTATGTTGGTCCTTCATACCACGTAAGAGGACTACATATATGGTTAACTGAGGTGGCTGTGGTTGCTCCTATCTGCCCGAATACGTATTGTCCTTGTTCAGACTGTACGGGGTATAAGTCCTCGTTACTAACAGTTAACGGCATGTAATACCTATTAAAATATGCGGTATCCATAAAGTCACTGTTTATGTTGTAACCATTTTCTCTAAAAATACTCTCGTATATGTCTCTTACCCTCAAAGACCCTGTTAAATAAATGCTCGGCACTTGTCTTGCTGGTATCTCTAATGGAGGTACTCTATCACTATCCCAGTAATCAAGGGTGTTTACGTTAGCCGCAGGTGGGTTCTCCCACTTTAGTCGTGGTATAATGTCCGCATTAACCTCTTGTGTGTCGTTCTCACTATCCTCCTCGTAAATATACCCCCTGTTTAATAAGGGGAAATATAGTTTACCGTTGTAAACGGGTTGGTAACTTGTAGCCAGTGAGGGGTTTAAGTCAATATCGTCGTCCTCGTCATAAGTAAAACGTAATATTTCAGGGTATAAATCTTGTATATACTCCGTTGGGTTACCGTCCGTATGTAGTTGTAAGTCACTTAGGTATTTACCTTGTATATTACTAACTAAATCACCTACTTGTGAGTAAAAGGTAACACTATATACTATGTCTGTGTTGGTTTTTGTAACGTTGTCTAACCTAAGGTAACCCTTATATAACTCGTAACCGTTATAAACTAACTGAGCCTCTAATTTATCTAAAATATTGTAGTCAAAAGTACTACTTTTAGTGTCGTAAAAGTGGTTAAAAATATCATTATTATTTTTACTACCAGGTAACTTAAACGTTTTACTAAAAGGACTATTTTTTGTAGTAATATCTTGTAACTCGTTAAAGGAGACCTCCATAGTAATCTCCTCGTCAGTAAATAAGTCTAAGTATTTTAACTCACTATTTATTACGGTTCTAATTTGTAGCATTATCCTTGTGTTTTATACTCGTTTATAGGTGTATATTCTAACGTAAAGTTATATTGTGCCAGTTTCGTATAACGGTTCTTAAACTCTTGTATACTGTTGGTATTAACGACAACAGGTAAAAGGTAAGGGTTATAAGTCTTCTCACTCTTACCCGTCCAGTCGTGGTCCTTAATAATGTATACCTCAGGTGACATAAATAAATCCTCTACAATCTGCTTGTCGTTGTCCTCTAAATACCACGTACTTACATTCATAGTCTCCGTAATCTGTTGGTCGTATATTACCTTTCTACGGTTACTACTTAATAAACTTAAAATATTAGTGTCAGTAATAAGTCCAGTGTCGTAAGTCTTACGTCCAACGTTTTTAGTCTCTAATGCTTTACGGTCAAGGGTATATGTATCCCAGACTCCTTGACGGTTAATAAATGCTACGTGTACGGGGTCACTTAAACAGTCGTCCTCCTCTATATAAAACTCTAAAAACTCACTATAACCATAACCGTCGTACTGATAGTCTCCAACGGAGCCAGCAAGCCAGAAACCTACTTTACCTCCAGCAAGGTTAGGTACTATTGTGTTGTGGTATAGTATACGGTTATCTTGACTCGTAATACCCGTTGTCTGGTAACTACTAATGTCTAACTCAGTTAGACCCGCATTAGGGTACTCTATACTTTGTGTTGCTGCGGTTACCGTTGTAAAACACCCTAAGTCGTTGTTAAACTCAAAGTCAGGGTTACTACTTAGTAAACCTTGAAACCACGAGACGAGTATAGGACAAGAGGGGTGGTGTTTACGTCTCCTTACTCTACTTGTGTTAATACCAGCAGAGGTATTAGACGTTGTAAATAAGTTATCACCTGCCGTTGTTAAAAACCTTGAGGGTTGTGCCTCGTCTACTGTTGTACCCGACATTAAATAGTTTTTAACCTCCCAGTACTCGTGTTGGTTTACCGGTGTCGTGTCCGTCCAGTAAGCATTATTATTTAGGTAAGGGGTATAAGACCCTTGTTTAAGAGTTGTGCCAGGCCATATGGTAATAGCGTCAGGTGACAAAGACGGGTCGTAGTCACTCGGGTAAGTAATACTCGTTAATATCCAAGCAAGACCCTCCCCGTCAGATTGATAAGTGAAGGTATAAATAATACCACTATATTTTTCAGTGACTGACATAGTATAACCCGATATCGGTGTCGGTGATGCGGGTAAAAAGTTACCGTCCTCAGTAAAGGTCTCACCCGTTACTGACTGGTATTCATAAGTTACCCCTTTCTCTAAAACACTGCCTTCAGGTATGTTAGCCCCCGCTCCATACCATACCATACGTCCACTATCTATCTCAGCATAAAACGTACTACCAGGTGTTGCGGTGTCGGTACTAATATAAGTTACTGTGGTGTCTCCACTGAGCCATTGCTCACCGACCATAGCCCTGTAGTCTCTTACGTGTACTTGTGTATTATAGTCTGTATTACCGTTAAAACCGTTAGATGGTGTAATACCATTAACGTTGGTAATAAGTCCATAAGGTGTCGTGTCAGTGGTACTCTCACTCGTGTATTGTGGTTGCTCACTCCTTATGTTACCCTCTACGTAGTTTTTAACTATGTCCTCTACATTAACAATACCTTTACCGTAGGTATTAGGTGATACTAACAACCTTGTAATCTTCTCAGGGTTACTCGTTGTCGTGTCTACATATAAGTCTATTACATATCTAAAGTCGGTCTCACCCGAATTAGGACTACTAACCGTGTAAATATGTTGTGTGTTAACAGGGGTTAGTTTAAGTGGTTTTTGTTCTATTGTAATCATCGTCTTTGTGGTTCAATTAGACTATCTAAAAACAACTCTAATACGTCACTAAAGTCGTCACCGAAGTCTTTCTCTAATTTATCGGCTATACGGTCAGTTGCTCGTCCGTAAAACCCGTTAGGTACTATACCGAACTTAAATATGTTACGGTTAATACCGAAACTGGCTTCTTCGGGTAAGTTGGTCTTTTCTCTTATCCATTGCTTCAATACGTCTACGGGTGCGTAGGTACCAGGTCTACGACCCTCGTCTACAACCTGCCAGTAGTCAGCCATTAAAATACCTATGGTCTGTGTCTGTGGGTTATAGTCCATACTAACACTATTATTTAATGCTGACCCGTAAGGACTACGTGGACGCATACCAGCATAAGTCCTATCTCTCTTATTACGAGCCTTGAAGTTGTTACCGTCACGACCCTTACTTGCGTAAGCACGACCCTTAAAACCTGGTGCCGACAACCTCTTACGGTTTAACTCCTGCTTAAAGTAGTCGGTAAACAGTTTACCATACTTACGTAAAAACCCGTCTATATCAAAGTCCTCCATTAGTTAAAGTCTCTATAAGGTGCCATACAACGGTTTAACGGGTTATCTATTACAATACTAATACTGAGGTTCATACCGACTAAGTTGTCGTCGTAAGCCTCGTTAAAAGGTGTAATAGTCGTTGGTGTCTCTATGTCGTATTTAGTCTCGTAGTCACCCTGTGCTGTAGTCACGCTATACTTAAACTGAGCCAGTATGTCCTCAGCAATCTGTAGGGTGTCACTCCATAACTCAGTCTGTATGTCGTAACTCGTTTTAGTATCCATTATATCAGCAATAATAATATTAAAACCGTATACTATCTCTTGCTCTCCTCGTGTTACGTCACTGGGTATAACATACATTATAGGGTATACGGGTGCTGCGTTGGTAGTATTGTCTTTACCGTCAATCTGCTGAGTCCAACTTACAAGTTGTGTAATATCACCGGTACTAAAACTGTTAATCTGCTTGTGGTTTTTAGCCAGTGTCTCAAAGTCTGTAATAATGTTTTTATAATTTAGCACTTTTTCTTAATTCTTGTTCTCGTTTATTGTTTAATACCATAGTGTAAGTTATCCAGTTAAATACCTCTATATGGTTTATACTCACTACTTTTTCCACATTAAGGATATTTTCCTGAGCCAGTGAGTAAATTGTAGAGTACCACCCCCACGGATTTTTCTCCATTTTCTCTTCATAAGTCTCCACCTCAGTACCCACCATGCTTTCTGGTGGATATAAAACGGGGTATTTTCTACGGACATAGTCTCCATAAGATAAAAAAAAACCGTTGCCCCTTTTACATACTTAATAGGTAACTTTCTGAACTTGAGGGCATTTAACTTTACGTTGTCAATATCGTAAGGTAAGTAGTTACCTTTGTCGTCCAACTCTCTATATAAAAGAGCCATTAACATAGGTAAGTTTTTGTGTCTCTCAGTCACGGGTTTATTAAGTAGGTCGTCAATGTCAATATACTCACCGAAACTAAGGTTAGGTAAGTCAATAAACTTGTAGGTCTTATCACCTAAGGTAAAGGTGTCAAAAAACTCCTCACTTTGGGTTGTAAAATACTCTACAATACCGTCAGCAGCATTTATAATACTACGACTATCAGCGTCTCTAACCTCCTCGTAACTTAAACCCGTTACCCACGAGAGTATGGTAATAGCAAGGTCAAAGTCGTTAACCCAGTCTTTTTTAGCCATTAACTCCGTCCATATGTCTAAGGTCGGTTCATTAACAGTGTATTTAACACCGTCGTAAGTTATCTCGTGTATTGCTTCCATATTACTAAATATATTACTTTTTATTCTTTCATTTTAATAAACATAGTAAGACCCTGTGGTCTTTTTTTGTTTAAGGCTGTTGTAGGCTATGGCAAGTGACATAACACAGTCGTCGTGGTGACCCTCTTGTGCCGCATAACGTATGTTACGAGTCTTAGGGTTATACTCAAAGGTAAACACCTTTAACTCCGTGTATAACGGACTAAAACAGTCTTTATTAGGTAAGGTGAGGTTACCGTTGTTAACACCGTATATAAGGTCCTCTATAATATTCTGTTTACTACTGTTGGTTGTAACAAAGGGGTGAGTGTTGGTATACTCCTTTTTAACTTGCTCGTATATTACGTCACCGACATTATTAACCTCTATAAACAAAGTTGCCTTATAACGTTTAATGTGTTTAACTACGTTGGTAACAATCTCACTCCACGGCTTATGTCGGTCACGGTATATGTAAACCACGTTACCGTCCTCGTCTAATATGGTTAATACGGTGTAGTCGTTACTCCGTCCTAAATCCAGACCCCCGTAGTACTTTTTACCTACGGGGTCGGTAAAGGTCGGTATTTTACAATAGTCGTCTATGTCCTTAAATACCTCACCTCCACTATCTATAAACTCAGCAAGTATCTCTTGTCTAAATATGTCCTCAGGTAAGGTGTCTCTTGCCTCGTCCAACTCCTCGTTGGTAATAAAGGGTGTGTCGTAACTTGAACCCTTTAGACTGAGGTATAAGGGTTGGTCGTCGTCCTCACCTCTAAGACTTAGACCGTATAAAAAGTTTTTACCTTTAGGAGTACTAATAAACAGTACACGTTTACCTTTAACTAATACCGTCTGTTTTAATACGTTATCCCACACCGTATCTTTTATAAAGGCAGACTCGTCTACAATAAGGTAATCAAGTGTGTTACCTCTAAGGTTGTCCTCACGCTCTGCTGACCTAAAGAGTATTTTACTACCGTTAAAAAGTTTAATCTCTAAGTCACTCTTGTTAATACTAACAACGACCTCAGTACCAGCAATTGCGTTGGTAACGTCGTCTAATACTTTTTTGGCTTGCTTGTATATAGGACTGACCCACATTACGGTTGCGTTAGGGGTCGTTAGAGACCACTTGAGTAACATATTCATACCTAATAATGTCTTTCCCCACTGACGACCCGTTACGAGGGTTATATACTTAGCCTCAGGGTTGTTGTCAATAGCGTCTATTACTCGTCTTTGGTCTAAGTGCGGTGTAAACCCTTTAATAATCATAAACTATAAATTAGTTTATTAAACCACAGGTCAATATCGTAGTACCTTGAGTTAGACCCTTTATCACTAATAATATTTCTATTTGCTTTCAAAGGTATTCCTTTTCCATTACCATATATTTTTTGTTCTATTGAACCTCCACTATGAATATAGTTTTTATTTACTCCATTTATACTACCGTCATTAAGTGCGTCATCTGATACTAATAAGTTAGGGGTAAAACGACCTTGTTTAGCACTATCGTCCATACTACCCACACCCAGTTTACTATTGTGGTTTATATATATGTTTGTATCATATCTTTTCCTTGTAGTGTTATTATCACTATCATCTACAAAAGGTATTCTACAGTCATCTATCCAACTTATACCTTTAGAGTATATCATAAGTCCAACTTAGTCTGTTCGTTCGTTATAACCCCCTTAAAAAAGGTTATAAGGTCTTTTCTACTAACACTGAGTCTCTCCTCAGCAATATTTATGGACTCCTCCTCCAACTCCACTCCTATAAAGTTTCTGTTTAATAATTTAGATGCCATACCTGTTGTCCCTGAGCCCATAAAAGGGTCTAATACCCAGTCACCCTCACGGGTAAATAAGGTAATAATATAAGACATTAGTTTAACAGGTTTTACCGTTGGGTGAGTGTTTTTTCTAATAGGGTTAGTATAGTCTTTACCATTAGAGGTATTTTTCTTAAACCCGTGTTCTTTTATTACTTTCTCCTCACTCGTCAGTCCTAAGTCCTTCTCCTTCTTAGCAGGTTTCGGGGTCTGTAAAAAAGGGTAAGTCATTTTAACACTCTCAGGTAATGCCTCAAAGTTTAATACGTTATCTATATAAGACTTTTGTCCGTGAGGTTTCATTCCAATAATGACGTGCTCTACTGAGGGTTTCGGTTGGAACCCTAATTTAGACCCCTCGTATTTTTTAGCCAGGTCTGTTGCTGGTTCAACAATATCAACCTTATCAGTACCAGTTCCCCAACCTTCTTTTGTAAATGCTTTACCTATACCACTAACTTTTTTACCGATAATTTTACCATATACCTTTTCTACTTTTAATATATCTAAATCAAGTATTTCTATTAGTTTATTTACTTGTTCTATTGTTGGATAATTTGTTCCAGTTTCCCAATTCCATACACAACCCGTTATACCACCACTTTTACTTGGAAAATGAATTGCTACATTATTAAGTGATAATCCTTTTGCTTCACGGGCTTCTTTTAACATAACGCCTAAATCTTTAACATACGTTCCACCCCTTTTATCTATCATTTTAGAGGTATCACCGGCTTTCGGGAATCCGGTATGGTAGGTCCATAGTATAGGACTAAAAGACATATCAAATCCAGCCTCCTCTAAGTCCTTAATCATTCTATATAAAACGTCACTACGAGGTGAGGACATAACCGCAATAAAACTACCAGGTTTTAATACTCTATAACACTCACTCCATATGTCCGTATTAGGTAATGCTTTATCCCAATTCTTTCCCATAAAGGATATTCCGTAAGGTGGGTCAGTACATAAAAAGTCTACTGACTCGTCTTTAATGTCTGTTAATTTTTCTTTACTGTCTCCTAATAAAAGGTGTTGTTCTCTTTCTAACATAGTTTTTATTTTATTTAATATTATTCGTCACCGAACTTAAAACTAATCTCACCCGACGTATTCATATCCAACTTGTCAGGTTCGTTTAAGCCCATTAACTTAGCAATTGCGTCTAAGGTCTGCCTTGCGTTGGCAAGGTCACCCTTTTGTATTGCCTCGTCGTGTATTTTCCAGTACTGTAGTAAGTGCTTGTGTATTTGTTTTTCTTTGTCTAAGTCGTATTTCTCTCTAATAGTAGCCCAACTACGTTTCCAGTACTCGTTACCACGTTGCTCACTGAGTCCGTTACGTTTACTCCATTTTATATACTCTTTCCAACTAAGGTGCTCCTTCATTATTTTAGTAATACTAATTTTAATAAACTCCTCCACCTCAGTGGCAGTCATCTTTTTACTTACAGACCCCTTTGGTCTACCACGTCCACGTTTTTTCTCGTTATCCATAACCTCTATCTTTTCCTTTGGTTTTAAGGTAATACTGTATAGCACTCAGGTTACCTTCTTTTATTAGTGACATTAACTGATTTTCTACATAGTCAAGGCTGGTGTCACTCACCTTGTTTACCTCGTTGGTAAAAAAGGGGTTGTCTAACCACTCGTTATATGTCTCACGGCTTACACCCTCTTGTTGTAAAGCCACCGTAACCACTCCTAATGTCTTTTTAAGGGTGTTAATAAACTCCTTTTGGTCTCTATCTAACTCCATACTCTTTTAGTCCTTGTAAAAAGACCTCTTGTTTACTGGCATTACAACTACTTAATTCCCAGTAGGTCTTATTATCCTCGTCAAAGGTATGGACGGCAAGGTGTGACTCACCTAACAACCATATTGCGGTATAACCTTGAGGGTAAAAGTGGTGCTCCATAAACCCTAATACCTCAAAGTCAGCCTCACTGAGTAACTTATTAAAAAGTGTGACTAACTCGTCGTAGTCAATAAGGGTTAACCACCCTCTATCATTCGTTATCTCCCAGTTCATAGTCAATCTCCTCTAACTGTTTATAGTGGTCTCTAATTTTACTGGTGTCTCCTTTATAAAATATAAGGACCTCTTGATGTTGTTTACCTAACTTTCTGTTTTTCATATAACGACCGACTCTAACGGGTAAGGTACCCGCTCCCTCCACTAAAACTGCTTTGTTATATAATACCATACCCTCGTCTCTAAAAGTCCTTATAACGTCTCCTGGTAAGTCGTAGTAGTGTCCTTTGGTATCTCTTACGTCACCGACAATAATAATACCGAACCTATTGTCCTTGAGTGCCTTAATACCGTTACGTAATGCCGTGTCTAATATGTCGTAAAACTCCTCGTAACTACTTTGGTTAGAGGCGTCGTTGGTGAGGTCACTATATACCTCTAAGTCAAAGTAAGGAGGACAACTAATAAACAAGTCCTGTGACCCTTGAGGTAAGTGGTTTAATACGTTACGTCCGTCGTCACAGATATACTTACAATTCATGCTCTTAGTCCTCTCGTTGTTTAACTTGGCTTGCTCCTCTCTAATCTCTATACCCGTAAACGTATGTCCTTTGTAACCACTAACGTAACCTAATACCGTGTCACCTGCCATAACGTCAAAGACATTACCCCTCTCAGGGGTAAACCACGTAATAAGTGACTCAGCAAGTACAGGGTCTAAAATACTAACCCCTGAGTTTACATTATTCATTATATTGTCACTCGTATGGTCTCCTGTTAGTCCTCCTTTTCTACTCTCACCGAAATCTTTAATAAGACCTCTCCATACAGTCTTACGTTCCTTCCAGTAACCTTGCCTTGAGTCTAATACTGTAAACGGAGGTACAACAAAGGTGTCAGTTAACTTGCCCATATTGTCGTTTTTGTCGTATATGGTACCTCCACTCTCACCCTCACTCTCCCACTCAAAGTCCAACACGTCCATACCCCACTCTTGTAACAAGTCGGTATCCCACTCAGCATTTATTACCTCCCAGTCCCAGTCTCCATACCCTAAGTTGTCCTTAATAATAAACTCCTCTTTTTGTTGGTCTGTGAGGTCCTCTACTTTTATGTAAGGTACTTTGGTAATACCTGCCTCAGTAATAGCAGCAAGACGCATGTTACCTCCTAATACAACCATATTCTCGTCTACAACAAGCGGTCGTAACTCAAGCATCTCAGGAAACTCTTGTATACTTTTTATAAGTTGGTTAAACTTATGTTGTTTAATAAAACGAGGGTTGTTAGGATTATTCTTTAAGTTGTGAGGTTCAGTATAATTTACCATATTACTTTTTTTACTTTTTTTAGTGTCAGGTGTTAAACTGGTGACTGACAACCCTTTGGTGGGTTGTCTCACCTTTAACACACTGACTTATTTATTACTAATAAATATAGTATTAAATAAAAAAAATAAACTTAATACCAGTAATAAATATAATATTAAATAGTTGCCAGTAATATTGTTAGTTATATATGTTTCTATTTAGAGGTGGGTTCTTGAGTAGTACCCAACAGGTTATAGTAAACCTATAGGGTCTGAACTACTAACCTAACTATTTGTCGGCCTGGTTATATTAAGTAAGGTAATATAACTTGAGAGTTCCCCTTTAACCCCTTACGGTCGTGATACCTGCGTCTCTCTTTGTTCTACAGTGTCTACTTTGTATGTACCCCGAGTAATAGACTTGACTAATAGTGTGCTCGGTGTCCTTCTTCCCCACACTACGTTAATAAATATAAAAG